GTTTGCTGACCAAGTGGACGCGGGTAACGTAAAAATGTTGCGCGGCGAATGGAACGCGGCATTGTTGGATGAGTTGGCGGCTTTTCCAAACGGTCAACATGATGACCAAGTGGACGCTTGCGCCGGTGCATTCAACGGACTCACTATCGGCGGCGTAGGCCGCTGGGAAGATTTGGCAGGGCTGGGCCATATCGAAAACTTTAAGAGCAAATGGAGTTAGCTATGTTTAACATCAAGGCTACGGGCGGCAGTCACGCCACCGGCGCGCCGTTTTCGACGAACGGGCACAGTCAGGACAATGGCAAGAAACGCAATCCCTATGATGAGTTGGGCGCGTTGGGTATTCAGTCATTTGCGGGTTATATTCAACAAGCCTACGAGCGACAGCTATATTGGCCAAATGTTTTCCCGCTGTATAACCGCTTGCGGCGCAGTGACCCCGAAATCAGCGTAGTACGGCAATTGTTTTCGTCCATGGCGGGCGATATAGAATTTAAGTGGGAGGGGCCGGATAAACCGAACGACGATGATACCAAAGCCCTAGCCTTTGCCGAGAGTGTGCTAGAAGATATTGATGGCGGCATGAGCAAGTTTCGGGATACGTTGGTGAGCTATGTTCCCTTTATGGGCTGGGGTTGGTGGGAAGCCCTGCCCGGCGTTCGAGACCCAAAGTGGAAGCCGCCACAGGATGACGAATGGCGTAGTGATTATGATGATGGACTAATTGGTTTTAGGCGGCTGGCGTTTCGTGACCCGTCCAGCTTTTTCGCATGGGACATAAACGACTCTACCGGCAAGCTGTACGGAATGAAGCAGTTGGCCTTACCTAATCCGCTAGTCAATTTGCCGCTCTCGCGCTCAGTGCATATCACGTTTGGCGATGTGGATAATCCCGAAGGCTTGACGCCGCTGGAAAGTGTGTGGCGCTTAGAGCGGATTAAATACGGCCTAGAGATTGTGCAAGGCATCGGCATGGAGCACGCGGCGGGATACTTAAACGTGGTCTCTGAAAAAGAGAAACTAAGCGCCGATGATAACGCCAACATCCGCCGCGCCGCGCAAGCTATCCTAGCCGCGCAAGAAGGCAACTACGCCACATGGCCGAAGGGCATCACCGGCGAAGTGAAGGACGTACCATTTAGCGCCGCGCCCGCCTTGCTGGAAGCTATCCGTTACTACGGCCTACTAAAGTTATCGCTCTTTAACGCGCAGTGGGTGGGTATGGCTTCGATTAGCGGCGCGGGTTCATACTCTGCGCTACAAGATGCTTCTAGCGTATGGCTACTGAGTTATAACGCGATGTTGTCGGGCTTTGCGCGACAATTAGACGCCCAGCTTGGCAAGCGTTTGTTTGACATGAACCCCGGCGCATTTCCCAAGATGCAAAAGCGCCCTAGACTGACCGTTACGCCCGTTAATAAAGTTGTCAAATTGGATGAGCTAGGCGCATTCTGGACGGCAATCAAGGACACAATGCCGCTGGGTGATGATGACTTTTTGAGCATGCGGAAAAAGAGCGGCTTTTTGCCAGAAGTCCTGCCGGAAAATCCAGTCGTGCCGCAACTCGAAGAAAAAGCGCCAAACGATGTGACGCCCATTGCAGACAAACAAGCCGAAGAAGATGAACCACTTGTGCCGGAGAAAGAAGAACTAACACAACATTATCAATTAGCACTAACCCACTGGGCCGCTGTGCGTGAGTTGGTGAATGAAGTAGGCGCGGCGGGCGGCTGGATGGTGGAACTTAAGCGCGGTCTGGCCGAGATGCGTAGGGATTACTACGAAGCGGTAAGGCTGGCAATCTTGGGCTACCTAGTGCAAAACGCGTCATCTACTAAATTCAAGAATGACATTAAGCGGGCGGTAGCAACTGCGTTCCCCGAAGCCTTTTATGCGGCTTATGCTGTAGGCGGTGGAGAAGATGTGGAAGCAGAAGATGACGCTTGGCTCACAGCCCGCATGAATGCCGAGTTTGGATTTATTGACTTGCTATTTCAAAATCTCAAAGGCGTGAAGGACGAAGAACTGCCGCCGCGCGAATTGGTGAACGAGTCTGAGTATCACGCGGAGAACTACGCCCGCACGTTGGAAGGTATTTGGGCGCAAGGCTTACTACGTGGGCAGAAAAACAAAATGCTGGAAATGTACGGCGAAGATGGGGCGGAGAACTGTCGCGATTGCCGCCGCTTGAAGGGAAAACGCTATAGCGCCCGCAAATGGCTGAGAGTAGGTATACCGGGCGTGCCGGGCAACAGCTACGAGTGTGGGGGCTATAACTGTCAACATCGTTTGCGCGATGATGAGGGAGTTCAATGGACGCCGTAACGTGCGAGAATCAACTGGTAACAGATTTGCCGCCGCATATATTGCGCCTTGCCCGCATGATGGCGCGTGATTGTGCCGCGCCGGGCCAGTATGTGATTCACTTGATTATCCCCGCATACAAAACGGAATCAGTTAGCATCGAAACCGCGCGCGTGGATATGATACGGCGGGCGGAAGTGGCGCGGCGCTATGTGGCGGAGTAATATGCAGTCAACCGCATAAATCTTGACACTTGACACGCGGTAAAAAACTGATAGTATTACTCATACGGCAGATACCAACTGCCGAACAAGTCTAAAATACTGACTGTCCTTAGATGGGCGGGCTGTTCTCAAGAGAGAGCGGCCCGCCTTTTTTTGTTTTTTTCTCAATGACTCATACTGGCTTTTTGTTTACCGAACTGAATGACCTAGCCCTGACCGCTGGCCGAAGTTTTGACGGTCTAGCGGTGGGCGCTTTCCGCGATATGTACGGACGGGCGGTTGAGTTCAAGGCCGATGAACTTGACGAATATCTATCTAACACTTTGGCGGGCATCGAGGCCACCAAAACGGAAAGCGGCGAGTTAGTTGGCTTGCCGATTGATGCGAAAGACCACGACAAGGGCGATGGCGCGGGCTGGATTGTGGGCGCAGAGCGCAATGGGAGGGTTATCAAACTTACACCCAAGTGGACTGAAATCGGGCAAGAGTTGATTGGCAAAGGCATTCGGCGTTTCTTTTCCGCCACCGTTGACACTGTTAATAAAGTGATTCTGGGCGGAACGCTGACGAACTGGCCCGCAACCCGAGACAGCAAGGGCAATATTTTACTCAAGCCGATTGAGTTAGCCGATAACCTATATCGTTTGCCCGAAGAAAAAAACGTGATTGATGCCGCGCTGGATTTTATGCGTGCGCTATTTTATCAGGGCGTACCCGCCACCCCGGACGGTCAAGCCCCAAGTATTTCAACCGCTACCAATGGAGATGAAATTATGACCGTTAAACTGGCGGAACTAAGCGCGGAAGAGCGCGCCGAATTAGTGAAGGAGCTAGCTATGCAACTGCAACCGCAAACCCAAACGCCCGCCCCGCAACATACGGCGGCTACCCCTACCCTGCCCGTAGAGTTGGCGCAGGTGCTGGGTGTACAAACCTTGAGCGAAGATGGAAAGGCGCAACTTAAAACTTGGATGGAAATTCAAGCCAAGAGCGTTCAGGAGCAAGCCCAATTGGCCTTTAACGCGGAGATGGCCCGCATTCAGCGTGAGAACGCCGTGACTGAGTTAGCCAATCGCGTTACGAGTGGCACGGCCGAGGCTCCGCGTGGCATTCGCGGCCTGAAATCCGAAGAGTTGAAGAAGCATCTCTTAGCCCTGCCCGCCGATGAAGCCAAGTATTTTGGCGAACTACTTTCCGGCATTGTGAAAGATGGTTTGGTGGAGTTCTCCGAGTTGGGGCACGGCCGAAAACTTGACGGCCAAACTGAGTTACCCGCCGAGATTGCCGAAAAGCTTGATGGCGGCGAGTTGAATATCAATGATTTAAGAAACCCCATTTTGGGATTGGGCGACATGAGCGCCTATAACCTAAGCCGCTGGAACGGCAAGGAGAAATAACAATGGCAGTTTTAACTAACTCCGTTCAACGTCCGGTGCGAATTCCGGCGGGCGGCTTGACTACGGCGGAAATCCCACTGGCGGGTTACACCAACTTTGCGGGCGGTTCTGCCGCCCACACGGTTTACAAGGGTTCAATCGTGGTGTGTGACGTGAGCGACACGGACGGCTACGGCCGCGCCGCGCCGTTGACTTCTTCCACCAATGCCGCCTCCGGTGACATTTTCTTGGGTGTGGCCGCCGAGCAAATCTCGGTGACTAGCGCCGATACCGCTGACGGCTCGAAAAAGGTTCTCGTTTACAAAAACGGTGTTTTTGGGTTTCCGGTAGGTTCAGTGGCCCAAACGGATATAGGCGCGGTGGCCTATGCCAGCGATGACCAAACGATTACCACAACTTCCACTAATAATTTTTTTGTGGGAGATATTGAGGGCGTAGACGCAACCTATGTGTGGGTTAACATCGCCCGCGCGTTCAATCGGCCTACCTCTGCCGCATAACGGACAGGAGATAATTAATACATGATTACTCGAACTGACGTATTAGCACATCTCGAACGTTCCGCGCGGGTGGGCTTTCTGACGGGCGCGAAGAAATATCTTCCCTTACGCGGCGAGTTCGCCACCGAGCCGAAATCGGACGGCGCGTTTGAAATCTATACCGATATGGGCGCTTCGCCTTGGCCGCGTCAAAACGGTGGGCAAACGGGCGGCTCTACTGACTCACGCACGGGTCAACCCCAAGTGGGCGGCGTGCACGAAGGCGGGCCAATCACGGTGTTGGGCGGCAACGAAAAAGGATTGGTGGTATTCAATCAGGATTGGAATATCGCTATCGGTATTCACCACAACGCAATCAACGATAATCGCGTGGGTGGACTTGAACAATGGGCCATGAATGCGGGCTTACGCTTTGAGCAACACAAGGATTACCTGTGCTTTGATGCGCTCAACAGCGGTGAAGCTACCACGAGTTACGGCGCGTGCTATGACGGCCTTAGCTTTTTCAATGATAGCCACGTTGACAAAAACGCGGAATACACCACCGCGCAAGCTAACAAATTTGCACTCACGCTCACTCCAGATACAGCGCTCGATAACTTTGAAACCGTGCGCGTGGCCGCTTCCAAGTTCAAGGATGACCGGGGCATTCCGGTGGGTTACTCCCACAATCTGATTATCCACGCCGTAGACCTTGAACGTGCGGTAGCTCAAATCGTTTCTAATCCCACCGATGCGGGGACGGGCAACCGCGCCAGCAATCCATACGCGGGCAAGATGCGCTCTTTGGCCGCGCCCGGTGGCTGGCTGGATAGTACCGCATGGTATTTGGTGGACACAAATCAGATTGCCAAGCCGGTGATTCTGCAAGTGCGCGAAGCTCCCCAGCTTGTGTATTGGGATGACCATTCACAGGGGAGCGGAATCCGTTACTACAAATGGATAGCTCGTTATGTGGCGACTTATGGCGATTGGCGCTTGTGCGCTCAGGGTAACAGCTAGTGGCCGTTGCCAGTAAGGAAATCTTATGAGCAACGTAACCGAATTTACTCAAATCGCCATTAACGGCGCAACTATTACGGCTACGGCGACGGAACTTAACCGCCTAGCTGATACTTCGGGGCGATTGGTGGCCGCTGGCAGTGCGTTATCAGTCACCGAGGCCGCCCATGATGGAAAAATAATCCTGCTCGACACCGCGACGGGTTCTACTTGCACCCTGCCTGCTTCGTCTGGTAGTGGCGCGGTGTTTCGCTTTGTGGTTTCGGTCGTTGCGACGAGCAATAGCCACGTTATCAAAGTGGCAAATGCTACTGATGTAATGTCTGGCTCAATTATCTTGAGCGATACCGATACAGCGGGAACGGCAACGGCGTTTTCCACCGCCGCATCAAGTGATACCGTGACGCTAAACCGCTCCACGACAGGCTCTGTTATTAAGGGCGAGTTCGTAGAGTTAGTAGATATTGCGGCTGGCTTTTGGGCGGTAAATGGTGTCTTGGCCAACACCGGCTCGGGCGCTACGCCGTTTAGTGCAACTGTTTCCTAGCGCGGATTGAAGGCGCACAACACACACGCTAAGGCGGCTGTGCGGGCGACCCGCCTGCCGCCTTTTTGTTTAGGATGAGATATGTACGCACGAGTTAAACCCGAACACAAGCATGGCACGGTGACGGCCTTTGGTGGGCGCGAATACACCAAGCGCGGCTGGCTCTTTGTGCCAGCCGCAAACGAAGCCGAAGCCTTGCGACACCCCTACCTGCTAACTATAG